GAGTATCTCCTTCGATAAAACCCCTAACTCTCTGTCCAGTACCTACAGCTACTATCCTTGTGCCATTAGCAAGTACTACATCGGTACCAGTCCATCTTGCTGCAGTATTAGGACCCAAATCTCCAAATACAGCTTTAAACTTATCTGAATGTATCAAATGATATTTAATACGTGATAAAAAGTTAATTGACTGTGCTTGTGATTCTGATATAATAACTATAAACAAATCCTCATTAGATGATTTAAATGCAGTTTTCCAAAGTGGATAAATAAGAGTGGTAACAGTACTCTTTGCCGTTCCCCTAGGAGCAGCTATTAGCACTCTTCTTGTGTCGTCGTCTTTGAGAGAAGCATACACCTCGTGATGGAACGGGGGTGTTTGTTTGCGGAGGGCTGTAGGGAAGCAATACCTTCCAAATAGTGCCATATTCTTCCGCATCTTCTTTAATGCTTCTAATTGAGCATATTTTTCTTCAAAATCCATTATTCAATATCTTTTAATAGTTTAAATAAGCCGCCTAATTGCTTTGCACTACCTTCTGCTTGAAGATTTTTAATAAGTTCTATAGGCTGGTCATGATATCTAATTATCTCATCTAGATTTTGCTTAATAGGGGTTCCATAACCATATGTATCATCAAAACGTGCTATATAATCTCCAAGTCTTCCTGGTTTAGGACTTAATCTAGAAAAAAAGTAACCCTGTCCTAAATTACTAGTATACGATATATCTTGTCCTAATATGTCTGGTGTACCTGTCTTCATATAGTCTAAAGGTCGCTTTATTCTTTGGCTAGTATCCCATAACCTGTATCCACCTGGAGTTTCATATAATCTAAATTGTTTAGATTTACCCTTATCTGATTTTAAAAATTTAACAAACTGTTTTAGAAAATCACCTCTAGTTTCCCATCCATGGGTCATTTGTTTTCCCATATGAGCCATTGGCCCAATAGGTAAATCTACATCTATCATTGGAGTTTCTTTTAATCCAAGATAATAACCTCGTCCGGCCCCAGATTGATATGGATTTACCATTATCTCTTCACGAAGAATATTGCCAACCTTATCTAATTGTACTGATTTTCTTGTATTATCTTTGATATTTCTAATAAGACGAATGTCTTTCTTATCAAAAGTAAAAGGTTTTCCGGCATTTATAGTCTTAACAATCTTATCGGCTAATTTCTTTTTCGCTGGACTCGTTCCACCATGCTGTATAATTTCTTTTAGAAATTCAATAACAGTCTTGTGACCAGCTGGAACCATTCTAGCGGGACCACCTTTTAATTTAGCTCCTAGCTGTAATAATTTATTACTTATTGCTTTTTTAGTACTTCCACCGCCAACAGGTAATCCTGCTGCAAATCCTAGTAAACCTTGTGTTGTGGGAGATAAATCCCAATCTTTAACTCCAAACATATCTTGTCCACCAGTAGGAAACCATCCTCCAGTTCCTACGGGTTTAGCTTTTATAACATCTTCAGGTTTCCAATCATTAGGTTTATCAGAGATTAATGAATGTTTTTGGGGAGTAGCTGCCATTATTCGTCAGATTCTTCTTTTTTCTCTTCAATCTGTGTTCTCTGAGCTATAAAGCTCTTTTCTTCTTCTTTTAACTCATCAATAAGCTTAACACTAGAGAATGCTTCAATTTTATCAGTAGTCTTTAATAAATGCTTTTCTTTCATACCATGCATCTCTTGCAGATTATCTACTGCCTTTAAAATATTTGATATATCTTTTTTACTTTGAGCTAACTCAATAGCTTCTTTTAATAAGTCTAACGTATAGTCTTCATCTAGACCATGCTCTGTTAAACGTTTGACTAACTCATCTCTTACCATATTTTGAAATGTCTCCGTTTTCATTGTACGTTTCCACTTACGTCTTTGAGAATCATTTAGTTCTCCTAGTGCCCACTCCATAGCCTGATTGTAATCTGGCTTAATAGCGAACATCATTGCAAGTGATTTCATCTTATTCTGCTTAGACTGCACCTGTAAGTAAGGTTGCCCAGTCAAAGTAGTATTAGTTTTGCGTCCCTGCACATTTAGCTTTCGTGCTTTAAATTTTGGATTAAAAAACGTATACCCAAAGGGAAACCTCATATAAACATTCTTTCTCCCCGTACTATCAACATATTCACGACGGGAAAGTACAGATGAAACATATCCATCATCTGATAAGGCATATTCCCCAACACCAGCATCTTTCCACGGTTTATATGAGATTCCACGTGTTTTAGCCTCTTTTTCCCTATAAATCGGATAATGTGTCTTTTCCTTATCTCCCCTGTGTTTTATTGTAACAATATACATTATAAGTCAATAGGTATCTTAAGACCTACATTCCATTTAAACCTATCCCCAAGTGGACTTGGAGTATTAAACTCAATTGAACCCCCGTATCCTCCGGGAGTATCAAATCCTCCAGCAAAGAACAAATTGTCAGTATAATTCTCTACTTTAGCCATCTCCCCATTTATCACAGCATCTTTTATAGCTGCACCTAATAACCCTAAGGCATTGGTATCATACCAAGTAGATGAAGTATCAGGTGAATAATAGCGTGGTAAATTCATTAGGTTGCTTTATAAAAACTCCATACTATTAGTAAAATCAGCACTAATACGAATAATATTTTCATTGTAGTTATTCCCTTTCATTTAAAACTTGGTCTTATTATAGTTATTCATTGTAGCTTCTACTGGTCTAAATGTATTAAGCTTGTTTAAAAACTCTTCTTGACCCGTACCCGGAGCTGGATTTCTATTCCAAAAACTATCCCATCTAGAAGCTTGCTCTTCAGGGCCTACGGGAATAGGCTTTTTATCCTTAGTAAGCATTAAACGTGATAACATAAATGCTGTTATTGGGTCTGCTGTATGTGGCGATATACTCCCTGGAACGTAATTAAAATCAAAATCATCCGCATTTATTCTCCAATCACCGTAAGGGCCTATGCCTCCAGGAGCGTTTACTTGAAAACCATCTTTTGGAGTAGCATCTACTTGAGCCATATTGCTAATATCCCAATCTTCATACCCTGGTTTAGACTGCATATAATCATTTACAGTTTTACCTCGACTAGCCCATCCTGGATGTTGCTTCATATCATTTAATAGCTCCCAATATCGAACAGGGTCAATCTGTGCTTGTGTCATAGTATGGGTTGCTTCAGGCTTATATTGATATCCATATGTGCTCTCTTGTCCCATAACATTAGTTAGAAAGTCTCCTGCAGCACCATATCCCATCGTTTTAAATAAAGCATCAGTTTCTTTTGCAGGAAAAGCTAAATTAGCAGCTAGAAGCTGTATATCTCTAAATTCTTGAGTATCTTCCCATGTTCTAGCCATTATCTCTCCATTTAGGCCAATTACCATCCATATCAGGAGTAATATTGTTCTTATAAGCATATACATAATCGTATTCACTCTTATCATAAGGGTCTTTAATACCATATTTCCTAGCAAATTCCTGTAATGTAAGTAATTGTATCTTATTTACCATTATCTATCAATTCTGGATGAATATATTCCACATTAGCCAACATATCCTTCAAAGCTGTTTGTTTAGCATCTTCAATCTTAGGGTCGTCTACTCCCATATATTCGTTATTGGGGACCAAAAAGGGCATTCTACGCCCATAACTACGTATAATCCTATCATAGGTTACCGAATTAAGAATAATGCCTAAATTGACCATTTATAAATATAATATAAGTACGTACTACAAAACAATAAAAAAAGTTAAATTAAAATAATACTTGACTTTTACCCTAATTCCAACTATTTTACTACGTAGTAGTATATATAGTAGTATATAGCAGTAGCTATAGAAGTATATACATACCTACGTCTTGGAAGAACGTGATATTATATAATAAGCTACAACCCACGCTATATAAAGCCCCCCACTTACAGTAGCGTTTGAGAAATAAACACGTTGAAAAAAGCCAATCTGAAAAAATAGCTGTAGAATGCGTACACGGGATATATACTCTCGGCTACCGCCGCTCGATAACCGCCATGGGGGTCGATTTTCATTGAAAATTTTGCCAGGGCAAAATTGTTCTTCCTCAATCAACCACCCAAGGCTGTCATCAGAGGGCTTGCCTCACTTGCCCACTATGATTTGCTCTGCAAATCTATTGCAGATTTAACAATTAACCTAAACTATAAAACGAAAGGACGGCGTTTATGTCAATTAAACAGTCAAATCTCCAATCAATCTTTAACATTATAGAAACATTTATTGAAGATTGTACTATAATATCAGGTATACATGTAAAAGAAGAAACAGGTAATTTAATAGTCTTCTTTAGCAGTGAATTACCCGATTCTTCTATAGATACTCTGAAATCTGATATTAAAGATAAATCTTCAGAACATAATTGTATCTATAATGAAAAAGAATATGATAATAAAACTAAGAAATTTGTTGATGCTCACTTAACTTTCTACGAAGGAACAGAATCGACAATCGAAGAGCGAGTCGATACTGCCTTCGCGAAAGTTAAAGCGAACTTCAAGTAAATTTCATAGTTTTACTATTGCAAACAGTTACCTTACGAGCGAACAAGCGAGTAAGGTGGCTGTTTGCCTTTATATTTTTTAATACTACACACATAACTGCGTGCCAAAGGAGTGATATGTATAATAATTATTGCCCATATAAGTATAAATATGAACTAGTTCAATGGGCTAGTAACAGATTTAATAGAAGTAAAAGTTTTTTTAATAACAACTATAGTAAAGCACGTCTAAAGGCGATGTTTCGCAATACTAAATAAATAATTGAGAGCTTTGACATGGGCGAGAATAATACGAAAGACTGAAATAGTGTCAATAATAAGTACTCACATGAAATCCATCTGAGCTCTCAATAAACACGCTAAATAAAGCGGAAAGAAAAGGTAGTAAAAGTTTTTTTAATAAGAAGAGTAAAGCACAGTTGTATGCTATCTATTATAACTGCAGTTGACATAAACTCTACTTAGGTATCCAAGCAACATTATTGTGATATGGATTTAAAGAGGTTTGAATGATAACCCGCCTTATTTTTAATTTAATTAGGCATAGATATAACTAAAAGAGAGCTCTGTGAAAGCAGCGTAAGCTGATAATTTGAGCGCTTTTAGGGACATATTATTGACGAATAAT